TGTTGTCAATGCTGTACGCTCGAAGTGTTTCATACCGTTAGGTACGTCGGTTGTTAAGAAGTATGCATCAGTATCAGTTAAGAAATGATTAACTGTGTATCCTTCTGGAATCGCACCATTTGTACGCAATGCGTTAGTATCGTTATCAGCAGTACCAACTCTTAAGTCAGTTTCTAATAAACGAGTAGCAACGAATTGTAACGCTGGTGGAATTACTAATTTACGTGGTTTAGCAGCAATTAATAAACCTCTTTCATCTGTCCAACCAGCTAACTGAATAACTGCGTTTTCTAATGAAGTTTCGTTTAAGTCAGCAGCAACTGACTGAGTATTGCTGTTTGTGCCACCATTTACCAATGGGTGATCTGTAGCAAATAATGCTTTGTTATCACCGCCTGGGTAGTTAGTACCGTCAAAGCCGTTGTTTAAAACGTTAGCAGCTTTAACTTGTTTTGTGTAAGACATAGCACGAGCTAATGCTTTAGTGTATCTAGCAGATAAAGTGTCGTAGAGGTTATCTTCAACTGCTTCTTCTGTTAGAGAGAAACCTAAAGCAATGGTTTCGTGGTTGTATCTTGCTGTCCAAGCTTCTTGTGCGTTGTCATACGCAATTGCAGCACCTTCAGCCTTGTTAGGGGCAGCTGCGAAGCCTGATAATTTTGTTTCTTCTTCGAAACTTCTTTCTGATGATTCTGTTTCGTAGATTTCTTTGTGCTCTTCGCCATAACGCTGATATTCCATACCGAATAAAGCATTAAGGCCAGGAAGCAACTCTTTTAATAACTGAGCTCTTGAAATTGCCATGTTTTATTCTCCTTAAATACCAGTACCAGCAGTGTACGCATGAGATGTTGGGTTAAATTTAACCAAAATATCTGTATATGTGTCACCAACTGATGAAGTTGTAGAATCAACAAAGTCAACAATTTTAAATGCTAATGTAGCACCAACTGCGATAGCAGATGCATCTGCAGCCATTGTTGAATTGCCTGTTGTTGTTGAACCAGCTGTAGGGTTAACTACAGGAATGTTAATACCTAATGCAGACTGAGCAAGTGTATCGTCAGCTTGAATTTGGAATACAACATCTGGATCATCAATAACATAAGCTACTGCATCCGAAGCTACAGTGCCTGATGGCCAATATTGTTTAAATAATTTTTGTTTTGTGTTTGGGTCTGTATAAGAACATCCAACGAATACTCCAACTGTACCAGCTGGGAATACGTCAGCAGCAGAACCAACTTCAGATACAATTTCTACTGTACCTGCAGCTACTACTGAAACTACTGAACCGTTATAGATGTTCGCAGCATACCCAGACGCAATTTTAATTTGACGTGTAGAACCAGCATAAGGCTGTCCACCTACCAAATTAACGGCTTTTAAACCGTAAGGTGCGGCTGTTGTTGCCATAATATCATCTCCTTAAAGATTTTAACCTTTGCCGAAAGATTTAGTAGACTTTTTATCGGAGAATAGAGGCATACGCGGGTCATTTTCTTTTAAGAAGCTATTATCAACGGCTTCTGCCTGACCTTCTGCTTTTTTCTTGTAATACTCGTTTCTCTGATCTACCATTTCTTGTGGCATTTTACAAAGTAGTAAGCCTCCAACTTCTACAGCATCTTTAAAGTTGCCATTGGAGCTTACCGGTAAATTTATTTCTGGGTGCTCTGAATGTTTCACAGGTTCCCAGCCTTCACGCATTTTAGAAGAAGCATTTCGATTATCCGCCTCGTTAGCTAGAGTAATTCTAATCCATCTATACGCCCAACCTGGTTTCTTTTTAAACTCTGGAAGTAGTGATGGGGGTGCCCATTGTTTACTTCTTTGGTCGGTTGTTTCTCTTACTTCTAAGTCTCTATCTTGACGTTTATCCATTTGCGTTCTCCGTTTTTAAAAGTTCTTTTGCATATTGCTCTGGTGTTAGCTTAAACTTTTTAGCTAAAGCTATCTGTGTTTTTGTCAACCTTACCTTTTTAGGTGATGTTGATCTGGTTGCAGGAGCAACAACATTAGAAGGTTTTTTAGTGCGTTGGGCAGGTTGTCCTTCCAACGATTCATCATCCCCAAAATATTCTGGGAAACGTTTCTGCATCGTATCATCTATACGACGGTAGTATTCATCACTAGATGGGTTTACACCCGATCTAACTAGCTTTTCGTGCAGCCCTAATGCGAGGCTTGTCATTTCTGTGTCTTGTCCAAACCACGTATTTTTCTCTTGCCAAGCTAAAGCTCGAGAGTCCGGTTTGGGGACAGATTGTTGTTGACTAGATTGTCCTCTATTTTCAGGCGTTTGTAAAGGCATTTCAACATCTTGATACTGAGGCTTCATTCCCATTGCGTTCTGTAGTTTGAACTGGGCTTCACTCATTTTAGCTTGAGCTTCTACAACTTTATCAGTATCTCCTGCTTCATATGCTTCTTTATAATCCCGTTTAGCAACAATTAAGTCAGACTCATATTTTTCTTTTAGTGTTTTTAGATAATCTTCTTCACCACTAGATAAAGTTTTCTTCAGCCTTTGGTTTTCATCAATAATGCTTTGCGCATATTTAATGGCTTCTTCTCTTTCACGAGATTCCGCTTCTTTAGCACGTCTTTCGTCATGCCAAGCTTTTTTCAACTGAGCCATTCTTTCTTTGACTCTTGCTGAATAGTCTTCAAGATTATCTTTTTCTAATTCATCTTTAACCTCATCTGGCAGTGGTTCACGTCCCCTGTCTTCTGGAGGAGTATCGTCTTCTTCCTCAATTTCAAATTCAGGTTCTGCTTTCGCTTCCTTCTTTGGCTCTTCTTTTGGTTCTTCTACCTTTTCTTCAGAGGCTTCGAGTTCTACTTCTGTCTCTTCACCTTCTAATTCTTCAGGTATTTCATTTATAATTTTTGCCATACTTCAACTCCTTATGCGCGTTCGTATCCACGTGGGTCATCGACCACTGCTTCTACGGTATCGTCGTTAATGATGCGAAACTCTTTGCCATGTATTTTGATTCGAGTTCCAGAATATGCCCTAGTAATAACGAAGTCACCTTCTTTACACCAAGGTCCTGTAGGAAATCTGTCTTTGTCTGCGTAAGCCATATCTCCTAGTTTGATAACAAATAAAACAACAGTTGAGTGTTCTTCAATGTGTTTAGTCTTATCTGCTTTAATTATTCCACTTTCATACTTTTCATCAACAGAAGGTACAGCACATAAAATGCGATAGCCTTTGACTTCTGGTAGTTGTGTGGGTTTTTGTTCTTTTGGTTCTTCTATTTGATGTAGATTTTTACCTTTAGCATCTACAATAGTTTTATTAGGCGTAATGATTTCACTCATCTTCTACCTCCTGTATTCTTGCTAAATCAGAAAGTAGTCCTTGAACTATATCAAACCCTCTAACAATTCCACATGCATGCATATATTGTGCGTGTTCTTCTGCTCGACCCATTGCTAAATCTTCAACAAACACTGCGCGTTCTGCGGATATTTTTTCTGCAATGACTTTGATCTCATCAATCGTCATAGATTATTCCTTTCGTTTTAAAGTTGCTTTTGCTAGATCTGTTTCTAGTTTATCTTTGTTCATTACGGCTTCCATACCAAGTCTGGCACCTTGTCGTAATTCTTCTGCATCGAGTTTATCTTTTTCCATCGCTGCTTTAGCTCCAAGCTCAGCTCCAGCAATTTTTTCTTGTGACTCGATTCGCATTCTTTCCAACTCAAGTTTGGCTCTATCCAATTCAATATCAGACATGGTCTTCTGATTTTTAGCTTGGATTTCCATTTCTTTAAGTTGTAATTCTTTTTGCTGCATCATAAGCACTGGGTCTTGTGCTTGTTGCTGTTGTTCTTGCATCTGTGCTTCTGCCACGTCTTTACGTAATAATTTCTTAGCGGCTTCAGCAGTGAGTGTAGATATTTTTTTCTCGTATTCTTGTGGAATCTCGTTTTCATCGTTAACTTCAGGTAATTCAATACCAAGTTGCTCTTGCATTTGATTTTTATATTCAAACGCTAAGTGTTCTGCGATGTGAGCTTCCATAGCAGCCATCATTGCTCCGGCTTGAGGATTTTGACCTACCAATTGACGAATCTTAGGATCATCTCTAAATGACATGTGCGTCGTAATGTGTGCTTGGTGGTCTTGATATGAAAATGCTTTTACAGGTTTCATATTTAATATGTTCATATTTTCTGTCACTGGATCAGCTACTTTAATTTCTTTATCACTTGGTACTAGCTTTTCAGCATTCTTAACCCCTAAAATATCTAACATTTGTCTGTTTAATTCTACTAAATCATAAATCTGTGGATTAGCTTGTGCCATCTGCATAACAGCTTGATACTGCACAACTTTCTGAGACATTGTTGCTGCATTAGGATCAGATACAGGTATTACTTCTGTTGTATCGTAGTCTGACTGTTTAACTCCTGCTGTTCCTTCTGTCGGCTCATATGAATAATCAGCTGGTGTGTAGTCTCTAATAATACCTTTAAGTAATTTAAATTCTTGTTTCATTGCATAATGAATACGGCTTTGTACTGCACTCATTACTTTTAATGTTCTCTCTAAGATTGCTAGAGTTGTACCAACTGGTGCGTTGGCAGACATATCGGAAACTTTTAAATCAGCCGCTGAAGCAAATCTCCTACCTTCATCGATGATCTGATTCATCAACTGATTTAAAACTTGGCTAGGCTCTTTATAAGGAAGGGCCATGATATTATCTCTAATTGTACCACTTGGTACATCGACATCACGGAATTCAGCTGGAGCAATTGGTGTATCATCTCCTTTGATTCTGAGTCCGCGAGCTTTGAAACCACCAGGGAGATTAGATAATGTACCCGCGTCTACCAATTGTCTTAATAGCATTGTGCCTGATTTTGCAAACGCGCCTATTAAATGAATCAAGCCAAAACAATAGAATCCAAATCCTGGGATATATCCATAATGGACAAAGTGTTGACGTTTTTGTTTAGTGTCATCATCAGGATTCCAGTTACGTCTGATTGCTAAAACTTCTTGAGTTGATCTTTCAATAGTTACAACGTATGGTAAAGCAATACCTGTTTTCTCGCCGTCTTGTTCATCCTCAAAACCTTCAAGATCAAGGTCAACGTGCATTTCTAAAACTTTAAATCTGTTGTCAGTTGTCGCATTGAATCCCATCTTTTCTGCAATTTTCTTTTCAACTTCTTCTAAATCATGTGATGGTTCGCCTAAATCAATATCACGATAAAAACCTGCGACTTGTAACTTGCGTAGTTCATTTGCTGTCTTACGCATAACGTGTGTAACACGTTCAGCTGTAGCTAAACTAGAAGCACCATAAGGCACAACTAAATCTTCTGCAGGAACAAAGATAGATACTTGTCTTTCTAAGTTAGGATCATAGTAAACTTTTTTAAATGCGTTACCAGCTAAACCTAAGCCCCACAACATTCTCTCATGTTCAGGTCTATACTCAACCATTTTCTCAGTTAACTGATAGTTCATATCTTGTTGAACACGTTGGGCAGCGTCAATCTTTTCTTCAGTTTCTTTACCAATGATTTGAGTTTTTACTGGACCGGCAGCTGGGAATGTTTCGGTCATTGTTTCTGCTTGGAACTTAACTAGGGCTTCTGTCATCAATGGGTGAAATACATTACATGCGCCTTCCCATGGTTCTGAGCGATCTTCTATTTTCATACCAAGAAGCTCTAGTCCATCAACATATGTGTCTAACCAATCACGTCGTGCTGATAAATCACCTTCATATTCTTCTATTAGTTCATCAGCAAGTTTAGCTAAAACATCATCATCTATTTCCTCAGCTAAATTTTCACTAAAGTCATCTTCAGCATCAGGGTCTATTTCAAGTTCTAGTCCGCCTGCTTTAATACTTACTGATTCT